TGTCATTAGCTTTATCACTTTCTAATACATCTTTACTAAAGCCATCTCTAATTTCTTTTATAGACATCATTGCTTTTATGTAATCATTTTGAAAGTCTTTATTACCTCTACCCATATGTTCTACAATAACCATTTGAGTTTTTGTAAGTATTCTTACTCTCCTGTCCAAATTTATTGCTAACAAACGCAACTTGTTAAATGTTTTTCTAATATCCACTATTCCTCCTCAGTTTTAAGTTCTACATTTTTGAATATATCTGCAAGTAAATCTTCTACTGCATCAGGCATACCCATTTCTCCTGCTGTTTTAGCAACTACATTACCTATCAACATAGGATTACCAATACTTAGTATGTCTGGTGTGCTTTCATAGAACGCTTGTAAAGCAGCCTTCACACCTTCAGCGCTAGAAAAAGCTTCAAGCAAACCTTCAATCATACCAACAGGTACTTCCTCAAGTTCACTAGCTTTGATTACTTGCAGTATCATTTCACCCATACTTTGTATTGTTTGTGCTAACATCTGTTGCCACATACTTTCCCAATACATAGCCATTGCTACAACAGGGGTTTGTGCTGGTACAAAAGCACGTTTCTGGTCTAAGGCTTCTTTCTCGTTGTCAACTACTATTGAGTTAACACCAAAGATTGTTTCCATAGCCAACGGAAAGAAGTTTGCAATATGTTCCATATTGTATTCTTCTTTAAGTTTCTTTATATACTCTTCTCTTTCTGGTTTGGTTTCGTCATAATTACCTTTATTCTCTATTCCCATAAGTTTCTCTCCTTTATATTCTCTTTACATTTAGTCTTTTAACAGTTTGATATCCACATAAATAACAAATAACTCTGTGATATACAGAGGATTTGACATTAGCTTCTATCATTAGCTTTGAATATTTACCTTCACGGCACATATCACATAACATATACTCTCTTTCTCTTACTACATAGGGAGGCAACTCTATGAATAAGTGCTTAGAGTGAGTTGCCTAATCCTATGTGCTATATACATAGCGTGGTGTGTACAGCTGGATAACGAAAGGACTGCAGATGTCAACTGCAAACTATACACACCACGCTATCTATAAGATAGCTTGTAGCCTACTGTGTACGAATACTGTTTGTGCTACTAGTAATTATCGCTAATTACTTTCAACCGCACTCATATTTCTCAGCATTACTTTACCAAGCACAATAGACTACAAGCTACCTACACTTTCGGTACATTAAACAGGGTATGAAATATGTCTTACTTGTGTAGATAGCTTCGCTTATTTATATTAAACTTTTTCTACAATGTTCGCATTTACGCAAACCATCTTGTGCTAATTTAACAGGTAGTACAATGAAACACTCAATACATTGAGCATCTGGTTTCTCTACGATAATGTAATCGTATCTGTCATTAGGTTTCCATTGACCATCAGTAACATTAGATTTGTCAGGATTAACTGCGTAGTTGCAAAGGCACTCGCAATCATCTAGTTCATCTAGTTCACAGATACAACAATCGCAGTTCTTGATATGCTGTTCAATAGCTTCTGTATTGTCAACAGTATCAATGACTTTATCTGCATCTCTGCTACATAAAGAGCAGAGCTTTTGTCCTACCTTCGTAGTAGCTTCACATAAGCGACAAGTCCACTTGTACTTATCACCATCTTCTATTGGAAGTTGTGGCTCTCTACTACCATTTAAGTCTGGTACTCTTGTGTCGATTACAACAGGCACATCATTGAGCTTGTCATAACCAACGAGTGTTCGCTTTGTTCTAGGAACACTTGGCTTTCTATGTCTTTTACCCATAACTTTTGTCCTTTCTACAATATACATAAAAATGCATACACAACAAATAAAATTTTGTCGCAGATTTATTTTTGCGCCACCAAAAATTTTTGCAATTTTGTTTGTTATTACAGAATGACTTGACATTTTCGTAATTCTTTGATGCATAAATTTATACATAGTAGATGATAAATTTTTTTTTTCGTATATATATACATAGTATTTTTATATTAGTTTTTAGTTATTAGTGTTTGAGATTCGTTATGAGTATTTGTTGAGAGTGCAAGACAGCTCTTGGGGTATCAGACCATCGTTCCTTATTCTCGTGATGGGCTGGGTAATTGGTGGTGGGGTGGGGTGTCGCGGGGTGGGGCGACAAATTTTTTTATGTAGTAAGGTAGATGCAAGGGGAACACCTACCCAACTACTTAGTTTAGACTTTACTAAAGTCTGGCATAGTTTCTATAATGGATATTAATTCTGCTAGGTCATTGTTTACATTAGCGACAATGCCTTTCCATTGAATTGTTTTTGGCTCAAAGTAAACATTTTCTTTTTTTAGAGAGTTTACTTTATCATTGATTTCTTTTAATGTACCCTCTAGAGTGTATGTTTCGTCCATAAATGGATTAAACATTTGTAATCTATTAAGGTTGTATACATAGAATTCTATTATCATAGTTACCTTTCTAGTTCGCACTGCGAACTGCGCGCGCTTGCGCGCGCGCAATTTTATATTGCTTATTTTTTACGATAAGTTGATTTGGCTTTACCTTTTTTCTTAGACCAAGAATTCATCATCTCACGAACTTCGGCTAAAGTACGAACTTTACCTTTAGTTTCTTTGTTGATTTTATCTGTGCCTAATATATCCACTAGGGCTTGTGGTAATGTACCATTTTTATTTAATGCAAACTTACCTTTTTTGAGAATAGATGGACAATTATCCAATATGTCCATAAATTGCACAATGGCTTGATAACTACCTGAAGGTAATTGTTGCATTGATTTTGATATAGGTAGACCGAATTCATCTACTCTACCAATATGGTATGTAAATTTACCTGTCTTACTATCGATTAATTTAGCACCACACCAAACAGTACCGAAAAAGCTCTGTCCTGTGTAGAATTTAGGTTGTTTAACCCAAGTATCACTCATAAGATATCCTTTCTATATAAATAAGCGAAATAACTCTAAAAATAAAAATAAATAGAGTTATCAAATAAATAAGGCAGTGTGCTTTTCTAAGGTGTCAAATTTATTCTGTATCCTATTGCGTAGTCTTGAGTGGAAATATTTGAAGGCAAAAGCACTGCTTTTGGGTAGCAAATATTTATAAGCGAAAGCACAGCATATTGCAGAAAAAATTTTATCGGCTTACGAAAAGTATGCTATACCGAAAATGAGAACTCTTAAAACTTGCGCACTAAGAATTAAATCAATGAGAAAGATAGCGCAAGTACTGTTCATTATAAGAAGGGCAAGGGTGGTAGGGTGGGGAAGTGTTCGGCACTTCAAATGAGAGTTGGGGGATTTATGCCGAACTACTTAAGATTATGTATCGTTCTAATGCAAAGGGGTGTGTTTGTACGACATTAAACGACATATGATACTATATAACGCTCTGCGCCACACAATACTCTATGTATTGGGTGTATATAACATTGGGCAAACTATAAGGTGGAAGCTCGTGTACAACGCGTTCACGGCGAGTGTTAATCTGGGTGGGGGGGTGTGCTATTATGTAAGATATTCAGAAATTACTGGCAATTCTTCTACATAAAAAAAAGGTAGCTAGTCATCCTATAAGTTATTAATGAAACTCTATCGCTAGAGTAAGTTACAGGTTACAGTAAGAAATATCCCATAAGTTAACTAACTACCTAATGTAGTATTTTAGCATACTTACTGGTAAAAAAGAAGTTAAAAACCTCTTTTTTATAGTACGAATATGGGGGGTCTTTCTGCGCATTAGCGGACATATATGCTACGCATAAAAAAAGAATTTGAGTTTAAAACTTTCTAGTGTCCTTGGGTACTAACTTTGTGGTAATCCCAGTCCATCTTTTAGATGCAGTTAGCTTTTTGCCGTACCGATAGCGCTTACCTGTAACACTATAGTTGTTAAAAACTATTTGTGTAAATTACTATAGTGCTATAATAATCTTATTACAAGTTACAGGAGGTAAAATGTTTGACTTTGAAGAACAACTAGCTATTGGTGAGCTAGGAGAAACATTAATAAGAAATTACTATCATTCTAAGAAAGATAATGAAAAGAACCTATATGTATGCAGACCAGCATCATTAGAGGAACAGATGAAAGGTGCAGATTTATTTGTTGTAGATGGACATTTGAATTGTAGATATATAGAAGTAAAAACTGACACACAAGCGTTAGATACAGAGAATGTAGCATTTGAAATACAGATAGTACATAAAGATAAAAAGACTATAGGTGCAGCTATGAAAACATTTCCTGACTTTCTTTTCTACTGGATTTACCCAACTACGCGCATCCTTTACTGGAATCCTAGTGAGATAAATCCTTATCTAATAGATTGGATGACAGAGTACAGAATTGTAGAAGCAGAAAATAAAAATTTTTTTTCACGCACCTTAATAGTACCGCAAAGCGTAGTGCTGGCAACTGGGGTAGTCCATACGCTTGATTTAGATTGGCATAGCGTTGATGAAGTATTACAAGGGGTAGATGGCGTTTCCGCCATCCTTGTTTAGGTAAAGGAGGAAATCCTAAACTACCCCTTAGGTTTTATATTACCCCATCTATCTTTATTAATAATTTTCTTTTTATTATTATCAGATAGACAAGGTAGTCCGTCTAAGTGGTGTCTGTACTTATGATTACACACTAAACACTTTTGGTGTCTGTTGTATTTAAAATCTACTACTGCCATAACTTGCTCTATTTGTAAAGCAACCTCTCTAGCTTTTGTATCTATAACTTTGTCTGTAACTTTTGCCATAGTAAAATTATATAATGGCTGGGAAAATAATTTGCAAATATTGCAATAAACTACCTGTGGTTAGGAAAAAAATAAAATATTGTGGTAATCTTGGTTGTGTAAATTACAACAAGATAGTTAGGAGAAATTATGCCAGTAGGAAAAAAAGGCAAAAAAAAGAGATACTCATCCAAGAGGAAGAGTAAATCTATGGGTTACTAATGCCTAAGATTAAAAAAGGGAGGAATATTTTTAGTAGTCCAGAACTATTAAAAGAATGGTCAATAGATTTATCTGAGGCTTGTGGAAGTATTCTTATAAATAAAAAACCTAATGTGTCTAAAATAGATACCTTAGTAGAAAAATTTGTAATTGATTACAATGAGAATATGGAGAAAATAAATGGCAAAGAAAAAACCAGCTAGAAAACCTATTAATGCAAAAACTAAAGCAACACTTCAAAAGAAGGCTGCGAACTCTAAATATACTTATGGTCAACTGGCGCAGGTATACAGGCGTGGACAAGGTGCGTACCTTAGTTCAGGAAGTAAATCAGCTTCTATGGCAGCTTGGGCTATGGGTAGAGTTAACTCTTTTATTAGGGGTGGTCATTCTCAAGATAACGATTTAAAGAAAAAAGGTAAGAAGTCTAGTGCCAAGAAAAAAAAGTAAACGTAAAGTTCCTTACGAAAAAGGTGTACCTTCTAAGTATCTTAAAAATAAAAAGAACTCTAAATCTAAAGTAGCATCAGAGATTAAAAGAACTGCTAAGCTTTATAAAGAAGGTAAATACATTAACTTAAAAGCTGTACAAAAAAGTAGAGCAGTTAGGAAAAAAAAGTAATGAAAGTTAAAGGCGTAGATGTTTCTAGTTTAACTAAAAGACAACAGCAAAGTATGAAAAAACATTCAAAACATCATACTAAAAAACATATGCAGTATATGTTAAACTCTATGAAAAAAGGTGCTACATTTACACAAGCACATCAAAGAGCTATGAAGAAAGTAGGTAAGTAATGGCTATAAATTATAGAGGAGAAAAATTTTCTGGTTACAACAAACCAAAACGTACTCCTAATCATCCTAGTAAATCTCACGCTGTATTAGCTAAAGAAGGAAGCAAAGTTAAGTTAATTAGATTTGGACAAAAGGGTGTTCAAGGTGCTGGCAAAAATCCTAAATCAGCAAAAGAAAAAGCAAGAAGAAAATCATTTAAAGCAAGACACGCTAAAAATATAAAGAAGGGTAAGATGTCTGCAGCCTACTGGGCTGATAAAGTAAAATGGTAAAAAACATAGTTTGTATTGCACCAGATTGTGATGCACAACTACCACCAAACAAAACTAAATATTGTAGTGATACTTGCTATAAAAGAATATCTCAAAGAATACATAGAGCTAAACAAAAAGGTCAAACATACGAATTACCTGTAAAAGAAATTAACGAACCAAAATCTGCAACAGTAAGAAGAGGTTCATTGTATGACAAGTTTAGAAATCAGGGATATGCATCAGAGCTAATTAAAGACCAAATTACAAGACAAGAAGTAGCTAATGCTTTAGGTTGCACATCAGGACACGTTGCTAGAATGTTAGCTGCATTTAGAGAAGATTTAGAAAAAGATATACAAGCAGAGAACTGGGAAGTATCTGATGATGCAAAACAATCTTTAGATGATTTTAAAAATTTTAGAGACAGATACTTTTTAACAGAACAAGGCGTTCCATTTGAAACAGCAGAGTTTCATCATAACTGGATTAAATCTATTAACAAAGCTTTGTTAACTGGTGGTCAGCAAATGATACTTAGTCCACCACGACACGGAAAAACAGAACTGCTTATACACTTTGTTATATGGTTAATTTGTAGAAATCCAAACATTAGAGTTATGTGGGTTGGTGGTAATGAAGATATTGCTATGAACTCTGTAATGTCTGTTATGGACACACTAGACCAAAACGAAAAACTAAAAGAAGATTTTTGTGGACCAGGTGGTAGTTTTAAACCTGCAACTAGAGCAGGTAAGATGTGGTCAAGAAATGGTTTTACTGTATCTACAAGAACTGTATCAGGTATAAAGTCACCTACAATGATTGGTATTGGTAGAGGTGGTAAGATACTTTCTCGTGACTGTGACATAATTATTGCAGACGACATTGAAGATTTTAGTTCTACTATGCAACCTGCATCAAGAAACAATACTAAAAACTGGTGGACAACAACTCTTGGTTCTAGAAAAGAGGAACATACTGCTATGGTGCTTATTGGTTCAAGACAGCATCCTGATGATTTATATTCTGCAATTTTAGAAAACGAAGCTTGGGAAACTATAGTTGAAGAAGCACACGATTCTATGTGTGTAATACCAGAGATAAATGAAGAAGAACATACTGAATGTATGTTGTGGGAAGGTAAAAGAACTTTTAAGTGGTTAATGAATCGTAAAAGAGATTCTATGACTACTGGTGGATTAAAGAACTTTGAAATGGTTTATCTAAATAAAGCTTTCTCTGAAGCTGCTAGATTGTTTAATCCAGAACAAATAGCACAATGTTACAATCCTACAATGCCATTAGGCACAATACCTAGTGGTTCTTACTTAGTAGCAGGATTAGACCCTGCAGCTACAGGTTATCAAGCAGGATTTCTCTGGGCAGTAGAAACAACAACAAGTGAAGTAAAACTTACAATGGTTGATTTAGACAACCACTTAGGTGGTGGTTTAGATGAAGCATTTGAATTAATTAAAAAATGGTGGGATATGTATGGATGTTACCACTGGGTAATTGAAGAAAATGGATTTCAAAAAGCTATTAGACAAGATAAAACAATTAAACAGTTTTGTAATGTACAGGGAATAAAGCTAGAAGGACACGAAACTCATAAAAACAAATGGGATGAAAGATTTGGTGTTACATCACTTGCTCCTATGTTTAACGATAAAATGATTACATTACCTTTTGGTGATGCTGATGCACAAGCTAAAACTACACAATACACAAAACAACTTACATACTTTGCTTCTAAAGGTAGCGGAAGTAGAAGTTACAAAAGCGATATAGTTATGGCTAGTTGGTTTCCTATGAAAGTAGTTAGAACGTTATCTAAACTTACATATGCAGATATAGGAATTGACTACACTCCTAGCTTTGATGGGTATAATAGTGTAGAATGGAACGAAACACCTTGGAGTTAAATGAAACCTGAAGCAATCATTGAGAGAGCAACTTATCTTAAAAATATGCACGATGACGCATTATTAGATAGAGCAAGATTTAGAGCTATTTTAAATGGTGGAGAAGATGGAATTAGAGAATTACTAGGACCAGGACTTAGTAATAACGAAGCATATACAATACCTGCTCCTAACTTATTGTTATCTGCATTAGACAGACTTTCACAAAAAATAGGTAAAGTTCCTTCTTTAGATGTACATATTACAAATGCAAGAGATAGTCAAAGAAACAAAGTCAAAAAAGATAAACTAGAAAGAATTGTTACTGCATACGATAAAATGCAACAATTAGAATTACAGTTACCACAAGTTGCTAGATGGTTACCAGGTTATGGCTTTGCTGTATGGGTTATTACTTCTAAACCAGATGCTAATGGAAATTTGTATCCGTGTGCAGAATTAAGAAACCCATACGATTGCTTTCCTGGTTATATGGGTAATATGCAAAATCCTGATGAATTAGCCATTATACAAAAAGTGCCTGTAAGAAACTTGGTACAAATGTATCCAGAACTTAAATCTTGGTTTGAAGCTAAAGAATCAGAAAACAATTCTTACGACACAATGAATTTAAATTACAGCAATGATGGTAGTTGGGAAAACTCAAACGAAAGTGGAGATGTAATTTTAGAGTATATGAATATAGAAGGTACATATGTTATGCACGTTGCTTCAAAGAAAATTGTAGACTTTGTACCTAATCCTTTAAAATCAGGTCCTGCATTTGTAGTTGCTAAAAGATTTAGCTTTGATAGATTACAAGGTCAGTTTGACCAAGTTGTAGGACTTATGGCTTCTATGGCTAAAATTAATATTTTATCTGTAATAGCAATGGAAGATGCAGTATTTACAGAAACAAACATTGTTGGAGAAATAGAATCAGGTCAATATAGAAAAGGTAGAAATGCTATAAACTATTTGACACCAGGTTCACAAGTAGTAAAACCTACAACAAATTTACCATATCAGTTATTTGAAGCTGTTGGTAGGTTAGAAAGGCAACTAAGAGTTGTTGCTGGATATCCAGTTCAAGATGACGCTATTTCACCAAACTCATTTGTAACAGGAAGAGGTCTAGAAGAACTGGAGTCTGGCGTAGGTGCTATGGTTAGTGAGTATCACACAATACTTGAATATGCTTTACAAGAAATAGATTCTAAAAGATTAGAACTAGATGAAGTATTGTTTAGTAGTAAAAGAAAACCAATATCAGGAACTTATAAAGGCGCATCATTTTCTGAAAGTTATACACCTTCTTCTGACATAGATAAGAACTATGTAACAAGAAGAAAGTATGGTGCTATGGCTTCTTTTGACGCACCTAATAAAATAATTACTGGGTTACAATTACTACAAGCAGGAATTATAGATAAAGAAACTATGCAACAAGAAATGGATGGTTTAGAAAATCTTAGTCAAATTAATGAAAGAATTACTAAACAAAGAACCGAAGATATATTATACCAGATGTTGTTGCAAAATTCCCAACAAGGTGATAAAGCAGCAATGATGGCTGTTGTAGAAATATATAATAATCCAAAACAT